AAGAGTACGTTCATCTAAGATAATATCATCAAGCTTAGCCGGACGATACTTTTCAACCCAAATTTTATCAAAATCAATCATAATTATTTACCAGAAGAATGTCGAAGGCAGTTTTTACAGGTCACGTCCTTCCAATTTCGGGCGAATTCTCCTCTCGGCGGTCGCTTCGACCAGTAGCCTTTCCCTCCTCGGCATACCGTAGTCGGAATTAGCTCGTATTGACCAAAGCCGACATAGTGCTCGACCTTGTCTTTGTAGTTGGCTTTGTGAATCGTCGTTTTCATAATATTTTATTTACCAGAAGAACCAAAGCCTTTTTCCCCTCGAGCGGATTCTACAATTTCACCTTCCGAAATCTCAACAGGATAGTTTCTATAAACTACAAACTGCGCGATTCTATCTCCAGCTTTAACTTCGTAATCCTTATCGGTATTATTATACAACTTAATACCTGCATCTCCACGGTAACCTTGATCAATAATACCAGGATGAGGTATAATACCATGCTTAAATCCTAAACCAGAACGACCTTCAACCTTAACCCAAAATCCTAGATCAATAAAAGCAAATTTTAATCCTACATCTACTACTGCAGAACCACGTGCAGGAATAACTTTATCTTCAACCGAAGTAACATCTAAGCCAGTATCCGATTCATTATTTTTAGAAGGGATTACCGCTTTATCATTCGTCTTCTTAAACTTTACAACCATATACGTATAATAATATAGTATGTAAAATTTTCAAGTGGAGATTAAATATATGTATGGCTGAAGAATTAGACGAAGCTGTTAACGATATTATTAGTCAATTAAAGAGTAATAATAAGATAGCAAAAGCTCCTATAGAAGAAAGCGTATTGAATAAAGACGACTTGGAGGACTTTCTTATTCAGAATTCCGGTAAGCTTATTAAAAAATCTCTTAGCATTGTGGATAACGTAAATGACTATATATCTTCTGCTCCTGAAAATAGAGATGTAGCTGCATTAGCTGAATTAATAAAAGCTTCTTCTTCAGCTATTGAAACTCTTAACCGTCTTCATACTGCTAAAGAAAGAAACGAGACTCAAGTTGCTGTTAAGCAAATGGATGTGGAAAGTAAGGAAAGACTTAATATAGCTGATAATCAAACTAAAATGCTTTTATCAAGAGACGATATAATGAAAGCATTAATTGATAAAGACGAAGAAGTTATAGACGTTTAAAAGTCAAGATCTTTACACTCCCCTTCGTCTTCGCAGAGATCTTTCTTATCATCAACTGATACATCTATTTCGTCTTCTGGTACTTGCTCTATATCTTTTGGTAGTCTGCTTGTATCGTTAGGATTTGTTCTACCTTCTGTACCTCCAAACAAACCATTTAATGTATATAAATCATACACTCCGTCATCTACCTGGATTTTTAAATCATAAGTTTGATCTGTAGTTATTGGAAAACCTAATATACTAGTTAGAGCGCTTTCGCATTTTTGTTGGATTACTCTATTCTTAACTGTATATTCTGTTTTATCTAAAGATATCAATAATCTATTAACCCCATTTAAAATAGTAAATGCTTCACTACCTTGTATATAAAAAGAATTTACTAACTTTCTAAATTCAAATAATTTACTTCCAGCAACTCCTAGTGCCGATTTTATAGTTCCAAAGATATCATTTGATATATCTTTTAAATCATTAAACAAAGGTATATCTTTTAGATTAAGACAAGCAGATGCAAAATCAGTAAAGCCTTTAGACCATTCGTTGTTAACTCTTAACTTTGGAAATTTATCTATAAAAGGTAAAGTATTATCGTTAAAAACACTATTTTCGAAATTATAGTTAAAAACGTTAGTAGCTGCTTTAGTAGCATCATCTATATTTTGTTGCATATAAGGAGGTAGATTATTATATAAATCTAAAGCTGCATTAAATGGTTCTAAACCATATACTGTAGTTGAAATATTACTCCTTACAGTATTACCTAATGTACCTATTCCATCGCTTACAGAAGCTAGTAAATTTATACTCTCTCCTGAAGCTAACTTAGATATATCATATGCCGCGCAAGCAAAAGGACCATTTAAAAGTTGGCGTAAATAATAAAGAATACTACATTCATCTAATTTTAAGAGACCTTCAGCAGATTGAAGCATACCTATAAAAGTTTCTAATTGATCTAATCCCAATTCAAAAATCTTTAAAAAGTTTTCCATGAAATCTAGATCAGATTCTGTATAATTATGTTGAAATTGACCGTTTAATTTACCATCACAATCTCTTTCAATTAAATTTTCAAACTGCTTTTTACTAACAAAAAGAGATCTAAGAACTTGTGCTTTAACATTAAAAAAACCATTAACGTCTTTAGTTAAGTTATTAACTAATTGATCTATACACGCTGATCTGTTACCAGTATTATTTAACCTAGTAGCTTCAACAACCATTTCTTCTAATACTTCAGGAGCAGCTGTTCCTAAAGTACCATAAACTGTTGAATCTGGTAATTCTGTATAATCTCTTGCCATAATTTTATATTGTTAACTTAAAAGTCTATCCGGTCCATAGCCGCCTGGTGGTGTGAAAGGATCTGTACCTCTACTTCTGTTGAGTTGCCGGTTTAATATACCCGGATCTAAAGATGCATCAACATACTGATCCGGCCCTACATAAGGTTTTACACAAATTATTACGTTTTGATATTTATCTTTAAAGAATCTATGATGTACGCTAGTAATAAACCACTTTCCTAATAATTTAGCATCAGAAGGAGCTTCTTGTTTTCCTGCTTTAAACACATCTAAAAATTTACCCGGTCTTCTAAAAGTATCACCAGGAATATCTAATGTTAACTGAAGATTATAAAACGTTAAGTTTGAAACCATTTGAGCTGTAACTAAATTTTTACAATCATTAAATTTATAATTAGGTAATGAAAAGGGCTTTACTTTACGATTTATACTATCATAAAAAGGAATGTACGGTTCTGGTGGACCGCCTACACACCTAAATCTATCAACAAATAAAGTTCTCCAATTATCAACTACATCTACTAATTCTATGACTTCACTCTCTTCCGAGCCTAACATATTATTACTACTCTTAACTATATAATTGTGAAAGTACTCATTGGTATATGTTGTAAAGGGGGTAGTTAAATTTGTATTATGAAGCATACCCTGGTAAGTGTTAAAAGGTACAGGATTATCGTCATTCTTACCATCCTTACTTACAGGATTATTTGGATTCTCGTTTTCGACTTCATCCCCTGCAAGATCTCCTATACCCATTGCTTCTATGGTTAAACTTTCATTGTTTATAAAATAATGATCTAAAGGTAGATATGTATATTTTTCAGTATCTCTATTATATTGTAAAAACGGTTGTACTGGTAATGTTTGGCTTTGTGTTATAGAATAGTTAAAACGTAAAAGATATTTTAAAGCATCAGAATATCTCCAATGTAATCCAGGTGTAATATGTTCAATGTTATTTGGAAACGCACCATCATTTCCATTTATTACATGACTACCAGGAGTAAAAAATTCTTCATCAATCAGATTATTATTACCAAAAACCTTTTTAAAAATATCATCTTTTATAATATCACCTATAGGCACACCGGAAGATTTTTGTTCGTTTGATGTATTATTGGTAGAAGGGTATCTTGCTCCTGGCTCAGATTCTTTATTCAAGCGATGAAAGTTTATATCCATTAATGAATATGTTTTAAAGTTATTAGATCTATCAGTTTTAGAGATGCTATTGCTTTCATCTTGCAAAACAAAAGAATATTTTAAACTATTTTCTTGTCTATTTTTTCCATTATAAGTTTCATAATCTACAAACTCTATATGGAGATAGTTTTCACCAGTATCAGTATCAGTTATTAATTCATTTTCAATATAATTATAAGGATTATTAATAGTTATAGATCCGATTATTTCAGGTGCAAAAAAGTTTTCATGAATATCTAAACTAACAATAGACGATTTAGTTAGCAATATACCCTCTTCTACATTAGATCCAGTAAAAGCATCCGGAGCGGTCGCGTTTTCGTTGCCTGAAAGTAAGAAATAACAAAAGTAATCTGAACCATTTAGTTTAAATTTAAATGAGTCGTCGTCTATTGGTTTAGTAACAGTAGCCATTATCTTAAAGTGGCTTCAGTTATTTGCTGATATATTAAACCTCTCTTACTCGGTTTTATAACGGTAAGCTGCTGCCCTCCTTCAGCAAAAAAACTGTTGCCTATAGTTTTCTTATTCAACAAATATATAATCCACCAACTATGAATATCACCGTATACGTCATATGATGTAGTAGTTAAAGCTTGTTTACTAAGTACATTATGGGTATCTAATAACGCGCTATCAATGTTATCTGGAAACTCCATTTTGTTTAGTATATTATAAAAATAAAACTCTTTACCATTTGTTGGTTGAGTAAACAATTTAAATATACGCTCATAGCGATTCAAAGGCAAACTTGGTAAAGCTTTTACCTGATTTTGATATTGTCCTGTTTTTCCTGTTAAGCTCATAATAAATTAAGGTCTAGAATTTTGGCTTGCCGAACAATCCTCCAGTTCCTGTATTAGGAATATATGGGTTTGTATTGCGACCCGAGCCGCCGGTGGATTTTGGTTTAGCAGATTCAGCCATTTCTTGGATTTTTCGTGCCCCTTCTCTTAACTCAGACTTGGTACCGAATGGAAATATTTCTTTAGCTTCACTTGGAAACTGGTCTTTAAATTCATTTTCAGTTACAAATCTAAGCGACGGTGCATTAGGATCAAGTGTTAAAGAACCACCAGTAGGTGGTGGAGTTGATGGCGCGTAATTGTAGGCTATCTGACTACCAGCCTCAGTTAAAGTGCCGTCAGCAGCAATAAAACTATCGTTGGAATCTATAATTATAACATTACCATTATTAGGATTTTGAAAAACTTGAGGTTGTGGTCTTGGTTGTCCTTCTATATCATACTGTGTTGGAACCTCAATTTGTTCAAGAGGACGTGGGCGTGGAGGACCTGGTTGAGGGAGAGGACCTGGTTGAGGGGTAGGTGGTTGATTTTGATTAGGAAGATTATCTCCTTCTCTAATGGCTTTAGCTAACTTAGATCTTTTATTTAAAGTTCTTTCTCTTTCATACTTACCTTTTTGAAAGCTTAGTTCTTGTTTAGCTTGATTAGCAGAGTAGCTATCAAAATCACCAAAAGCATCTCTATTTTCGCATAGCTCTTCCATAAAGTTAGCCGGCTCAACAGTTAATGATCTAAATGTAAAATTGCAAACATATGCTTCTGGAATTACTCTTGAACCAATTTTTCTTCTGTTTCCGAGCATACTTACTTCAAAATTTTCTAAAAATGCCCATTGTATATATCTTAAACCCGGTACTACTAAATTATAAATAGCTGGGAAATCCATTCCAATAGGACCATATCTATAAGGCCTATTCATCTTAGTAAAGTCACAAATAAATTTAAAGTTTTTATCAATTGAATCATCTTCTAAAGTATTAGAAAGAGTAAACCCTATCTGTAATCCGTTATCAGTATTACTATACTGATAAAACTTTGGTGTTTCAATATACGAACCAGGAGTGCCTATAGTTTGTCTACCAGGATTTAAGCCTAGAGTTTTAGCAACACCAGTAGCAACTCCTGATGCTGTCTTAGCTACTTTATCAGCTAATGTTTGATCACCACCGTTACCAGTATCTCCAAATGAAGCAAGAGCATTTACCGCTGCTAATCCTCCACCTGCTAAACTTTCAGCAGCTCCTCCTAATCCCTGGATTGCTTGACCTCCAAACATTTGCGCGCCTCTTTGACTTATAGGTGAAAAGGTATCAGCAAATTCTGTACTGAATGATCTAAAGCTATCTTCAAAAAACGGAAAATTTAATCTAGCTATAGGACCATCTTTAACAGTATATAATCCTTTGTAAAAATCCAATCCCGGGTTCTTGCTATTTGCATATGAACCACTATTGTTTTGAGGTGATAAGATATTCATATACCCATCTACAAATGAACGTAGCTGAGAATATTTTAATTCGTAAGCAGTTATATATGCCGATGGAGCTTCATTACGTAAGTCTGAAGTTCTAGGTACAGAAGTCCAGTCGTACTCCTTTACGATATCATATACTCCAGGAGTTGCTTGTGTTCCTGTTCCGTTACGTATAGTATCGTATCTAGCCATATTATTATTTATCCTTTAAATTAGGTTGGCTGCATAGTATATGCTGAGTTTAGGAAGTTTCCTCTAGAATCGTTATATTTAGGCCCTTCCATTGTACCCGGCATATCGTTATTAGGAGCCGGCGGGGTATTTACAACTACTGGAGATACATTTTCAGCGCTACCATTTTTAGCCATCGCCACATTTACTTCAACTAGTTTACGTAAAAGTTGGTTAGTAAATAATAACTGTTTAGCAACTGATTCATCAAATACTTTACTAACAGTTTTTCTTCCTAAGTCTATTTCAAAACGACCGCTTTTTTCTGCTTCACTTACTGCACTCTTAAATCCTTTCGATTCTTCGCCCTCAGTATCAGCTCCAAACACTCTCGAAAAAGCTTCCATAGGACTCTCACCTCCCGGCACAAGAGCTTTGAACCCAGCTATTAATGCACTACCAAGCTTTTTACCTTTTGTAACAACGAAGTCAAAGGCATTTTTTAATGCGCTAACTATTCCTTGAAATATATCAACAAATTTATCAACTATAATTCCAAAGAAATCTCCAACTTTACCAAATACATTTCTAGCACCCTTAACTAAATTCTCTCTTTTTCCTTCATCGGCAAGAAATCCCATTACATATCCAATAGGTGTGTAAGGAAGAGCGTCACTAAAATGTTGAGCTGCAGCTGCAAAATCACCCGTGAAAATTGCACCTACACCTTTTCCTAAAGATAGAATATTTTTTATAACTGGTAAATTTAAAACAAACCCAGAAATCTTACTCCATAAACTAAACTTTTCACCTGACTCAATCTTATCTTTATTATCCTCACCCTCGCCCATGTCTTTAAAATCAGAGAAGAGAAGATAACCATCAATTAAGAGTGAAGCTATATTAGTAACACCGAATGGAAGTAGATTTAAAATACCTGATAGAAATTCTAATATCGCTTTACCATACTCACCTTTCTTCCATCTAGCTATACCAAATCCAAAGCTAAAGAGAGAGCCAATAACAGGGATAAACCTACCAAATTTAAGTATTTTAGGTCCTATCTTTCCAGCAATCTTACCTAATACTGTTAATAGTTTACCTCCTTTCAAAGCCTTAAAGAATCCACTAGCAAATTTACCCATAGGTTTAAGAAGTTTGGGTAGAGTTTTAGCTATAAACTCACCTACAGGTCCTATAAAGTCAGCTATCCAAGCAGCAAATGCTGTAATACCTGCTCCTAAAGCTAATAATAAAGGAAACTTTAATTTTTTAGGTTTTTCTTTTTCAGCTTCGGTTTTCTTTATTGAATCAGAGACCTTAGTTGCCGGGGTTCTTTCAGTTTTCCCAAATTCGTCCTTTTTCTTTTTATTTTGTACTTCTAAAAAAGCTTCAGCGGCAATAGTAGCCTCATTAGTTAAACGTCTTCTCTCATTAGCAGTTAAGACGGGATTAACCTTTTTTATAATCTTTTTATTTGCAGCACCTCCTATGGTTTCACCTGATACTGCTTTTCCTAATATGTTAAAGAAATCTGCCACATATATATTTATGCACCGGTAGTAGCATCAAGCAAAGAAGCATCTACTGCTATTGTAGATTCATTTATAGTTAATATTTCTTCTTCGTATTTAGTAAATTGACTTAAGAAAGAAGTAATATTATCATAAAGTTCTAATGGTAGCTGCTCTACAATTTTAACTCTATCTACTACTTTTAGATCGTCAAAATCTATTAACTCATCTTCAACTTGAACTGATTTAACTGACTTAATTAGCTCAAATATATAAATTAATCCCATAGCTTTGGAAAGATCTTCAGATTTTAATTTATCCATCTCTTGAATACTTTTAGTTAGGATTATATTTTCTTCTTCCAAGGTAGGTATTCTTAACTCTACATTAATTGAATTAATCTTTACCTCATTGCTTAACTTAAAAGTAGGTACTTTTTTTATCTTTTCGAGCGATTCGTTTAGTGAGACTACTTCACCTTTTTCATTTTTAATTTTATCTCCTAATGATTCAACTCTCAATGCTAATAAAACAGGTACTCTATCAAACGTATAAAATGTCTTATTAGCAATATTTTCTATGATTAGATCATTTACTGCTTTAGTAAATTGAAGAGCGCCTAGTACTCCATTAACTGATGTAGCTATAATATCTTTTTGTTGCTTAAGGGTGATTTGACTGGCTGTAACTTCCTTTTTAGCAGAAGGTACAAAGACCTTAAACTCTTTTTTTAATTCAGAAAGCTTACTAATAAAATCCTTAGTAGAAGTACTCATGATATTATTTAACTAGTTATTTAATTTTGCAACTTTTCGTTTTGTTCTTGATTTTCACGCTCATACAAATCCATATAATCTAAAATATCTATAAAAGTGCTATTAAGTAGAAAATTAACATCTCTTATTCTTTTACTTAGTACAAAAATATACTCTCTAAAAGTATATACATCTAAACATTTAAATAGATTTATTAAAAAATAAAACGGAGAAGCATTTAAAAAGTTTATTTCAAAATCATCATTGTTAGGAATTAAACTATATTCTAACGCATGTCTTTTATCCTCTATAAAGTCATTAATTACCTTTAAAACTTCAGTAGGTAAGTTATTAGTTATGTCTATAAGCTCTTCAGTAGATACAGTTCTTAAATTTATTGAATGATTATCAATTTTTATTTCTTTAATTACGCTGAAGATGTTATCTGTATTAACTAAAAATTCAGAAGGATAATCTAATACTAATTTTAAATTACCAATAGTTTTCTCTTCTTTTATATTAATAATTTCATCTAGACTATCAATAACTAAATCTATACTTACATCTTTGCTAGCACCGTCGATGTTAATATTGAAGGTATGCTTTAAACATCTCTTTCTAAGATATAATAATGTTATAAATTTTTCAATAACATTTAAATTTTTAGTAATTATAAAGCTCTCTAATCTCTCTACGATATACTCTAAAGAAGAATCATATAAGAATTCTTTAAGATCTTTAAATAAGAACTCTTTAGTAATTACTTCCTTACCATTAGGAAGCTTAAACTCACATTGCATACTATTAATTATTACTAAAATGCGAAAGGTAAAGCCGATCCTGTTATGGGTAAAGGCTTATAATCTCTAAATGCAAAAGTAACTGACTTTTCTTGAAACTCTTCATCATTATAAGATAGCTGATAACCTTCTACATTAGTTGGAAAAACCTCTCTAAACTCATACCCTTTACGTAAACGCATTCTATTATCGTATTGTCTTAAGACTACTTTAGGACATAATAAGTTTCTTTCTAGTAACCCATCTATACCTAAAGCTATCATCCAAGGTCTAAAGAAAAAATGTTCAATATCATCTACAGTATCAAAAAAGTTAATAGCTAAGTTTTTAGATAAGAAGTCTGCTCTTTTGTTTAAAGCATAGCCAGGTAAGAAGCCTCCCATATTTTGCTGACCTGCTATATCAAATTGAGAATTTTCGTTAGGAACGTTAACTGTTCTTGCTACTAAGATATTACCATTTTCAGTAAATGAATCAGGTTCTGTAGAGGCTTTCCAATTATTAGCGTCTTGCTTATACGCTTTGGTAATAGCTTTGTTAATGTTAGGTATTAACTCTGCACCCTCATATAAAAATTCTATCTTCCAAAGAAAGGGATGCGAAAGAAAGAACCTTTCACTATAGCTATACCTATCGAGAAAATCTTGCTGCTCAAACGCCATTAATAATATTTAATCGCGAGTGTAGTTAAGAAAGGGCAAAGTCTCTATAGAAGTGGAATGCAAAGGTTACATCAAAGCTTAATACATCACCTGAACCATCAGCAATATCATAACTTACAGCCCCTACATTTCGAAGAGAAGCTCCTACAAGTTCGATATTTCTAACATCGTTAAGTTGTTTATCAACCTGTACTAAGTTAATTACTGACTCTTCACCAGGCATACCATATTGACCAATTGATGTCTCATTATTGAAAACAATTCTAGAAGCAGCTTCAAATTTAGTTCTTAATGCACAATTTTCATCATGATAAAAACTAATCGTATAACCTCCAGCTTCAGGATAAGTAGATCTACCTGGTACCTGAAACTCTTGACCAAAATAGTTAACTACCTTGCTATCAATGTTTCGTCCTGGCAACTGTGCTGTCTTTGCATAAACTAGATCATTATCACCAACAAATGTAATTCCACCTGCTAATGTAATATTTCTAACCCTAAATAGAAAATCTCTAGAAAATTGATTTTCTGCTGCTTTAGTAAAGAAGTTTTGAATTGTTGTTGACATAATAATATTTAATTGTTCTTATTGTTTAACCGCTAATTAACTCTTGGAAATTAGCATCTGTTCTAGTAGCGTAGAAGTTAACTAAGATAAACTCTG